CTTCTCTCTCTCTCTCTCTCCCTCTTTCCTGTGCACGGCGCGCCCACCCCTCTGCGAGAACGCGTCCTGGCTCTTCCCACGGTTGCGCGGTCCCTGAGGTACGCACAGCCTCGCCGCCCCGCCCGCCCACGCACCACACGGCCAGGACAAGGGCCACCACTTCCCACGGTAAGGCAGGGCAAACAACACCACGGCTGACAAACTTGGCACGGGTTTTCGCCCGTTGTACGATTGTGCAAAATGGTACAAAAAAAGAGCGGGCCCACTGAAGCCATCCTGAGGGGGGTACGGGGCAAAAGCGTACCTTTGTACCATTTTAATGAATATTTCTATATAGAAGAGAAAACCCCTGAGAAGAGAGAGGAGAAATAGTTTCCCTAAATAAAGGTGCGATGGTACGGATGCTCCCCTACGCGGTCCCACAACATAGCCTACCCCCCCCGCTCTTTTCCGCACCTTTTCCGTACAATCGACCGAAACTGCCGAGAAAAAGCCAAGTTTGGAAATAACACAGGAGACCCCTTGACAGGCCTGTGGGCGTACTGTAGGGTTGTTTGTGTGGCCAGGGCATGGTGCTGAGGCCACGGAAAAGAGGACAAAATGATGCCAACCCAACAACTATGGGAACGCCTGGCCCGGTGCCTGGGCTGGAACGGCACCCCCGATACGATCGGAGATTACCTGGAGGAGTGGCAGTACATGGGCCCCTCGCGAGAAGGCGGCGACTGTTTCCGTAGACGCGCCGGGATACTGGGGCCGAACAACCCCCCGAAGAATGAATATGTAAACCTGTGCCCCATCGTGGCACACACTGACGATTACCAGAAAGAGGTGAACTGATGACAAACCTACGCGACCCCTACGCTGTGCACATTCTCCCCGAGGCAGTGGAGTACAAGGCGGCGCCCTATGGAAAGGTGGCCACGATCCCGGCGGGTACCAAGTGCAGGCTTGCGACAAACCTACCGGCGGAGGACGGCCTGAGATACTGGGCCCTGCCCTGGGAGGGCATGACTGAGCGCGAGAGAGACTGGCATCGTGGTTACGGGTTCCTGCTCACGGTGGAGGATATCCGCGGGAGTGACGCGCCGCCCCTGTTCGAGATAGACGGGGAGGTGATCGGAGAGATGCGCCGTGCAATCGTGACGGGCGGGCTGGCCGCGGATCTCCGCACGGTTCAACAGTACCTGCCGTCAAACTACAGCGCCAGGGACGGGGAAGATGGAATCGTGATAGAGGGCGCCGATAACGCGGGCTGGACCCTGGACGGTTATGTGATCCCGAGACTGTCGAGCGGTTTGATCGTCGCGGAGGAGGTAGAGATACCCGTTCGGAAATATCCAGAAAGACCCTGAAGAGCCCTTGACACGGGCGGCAGGGCATGAGACGGTGTGCATGCGGCTGGGGCACGGTGCCCTGGCCGCCGAGAGTTGCGAAAAGAAAGAGGACAAAATGACTGAGCGGACAATGCCTGCGGGCTATGTTGATATACGGAAAGAAGCGGATGAACTGGGCGAAGTCCTGGGAGGGCTCAGGGCTGGCCGCATCTGGTTCGACGAGAACGCGGGCGAGTTCCTGGCCTACCCGGAAGAGGGCGGGCGAGAGCCCGGGCAAGAGGGTGTGGAACTGGCTGACCTGGGCGACTGGCTGAATCAGCAACTTGACCTGACCGTGTGGTATAAGCGGAAGCAGGGACACGGGCAAGCAAGACCTGGGCGCGTGGGGAGGATCGTGCCAGAGTTCGAGGTGGCCGGGTTTGAGGTGCTGATCACCTGTGGCGGGCCCACTGTTCGCCTGTCCTACATGGGAGGGGAACTGGTCCTGTACCACTCCTGGGGCTGGAAGAACGACAAGGCGATTGTCTGGGACAAAGACCGGAGGAACTCCAACACCGCGGAGGGTCTGGGCGAGTGGATCCTTGAGACGCTGCAAGAATGGGAGGGGTAAGCATGAGCAAGCACAGCAGGCAACGAAAGACCTTGAACCTGACTACAAGGCTGGGCAAGACGCGCCGGAAGAAGGGGGAGAGGTCCGGCGCAAATAAGCGGGGCCGCGTCATCCGGGATGCGTTCCAGGCAGAGCGCCGTGAGCACATCGCGAAGGTGCTTGAGAGGATCAAGGAAGGGGGACGGGCCAATGACCAGCAGCGTTGAAACCGTGACACTGCACGATGAGGAAATCGTGATAGATGGCTCCGTTTGGTGGCTGGCCGCGTTCGAGTGTGAGGTGGCCTGTGTCACTGGCGACTGCCCCCACTCCGGGCCATACGGGTCAGCGGACATCCTGCCGGACACCTGTTCCTGTGTTGTGGAGTTCGAGGGGCCGCACGGCGAAGTGGATGAAACGCGTAGGATCGTGGGCCAGGCTGCCCTTGAAGTGGTGGCCAAGTTCACGGACAGCCTGACGGATCGAGCGATGGAAAAGCATGGGGGTCTCTAAAATGCTGAAGCGCATTCATGTAAACCAACATGTGGTGAAGTCGAACAAGAAGCACGGGAAGACGGATCCGGCACTGACATGCAAGACATCTAAGGCCAACCATAAGGGTGACGAGGTAGAGATACATGGAGTAAGCCGGATAGTTTCGCAACCGGGTCACCCGCTGCCCTGTGGGGCTACCGTGTGGGTAGAGACGATGGCAAGGGTGACCGTTAGGCGTGGCGGTGAAGTCGTGGCGGACTTGCCCGATAAGGCCCTTGCACGGCTACGGGGCCTGTCCCGGTTTGACAAGGAGTAGAAAGGGTTGTGAAGTGATTGAAAAAATAGTCTTTGTGCCTTACCATATCACTATGGCTTTGTTCGGGTGGGCCTTTGACCTACTCGGGAGGGCTAAAGGAGAGGGTTGGAACCCTGTCCGTGTGGCGTTTTTGTGTCTACTCTTCCCTCTATTGGCTCCGGCGATGCTGTATGTTGCCTGGGCTGAGGAGCGCGATGAGCAGATAAAGAAGAAAACAGGAGGGTAGAAAGGGGCCCTAGTGGGCAAGGATTACGAGGCTTTGTGTAATGAGGTGTGCGCGTTATGGAATAGGGATGTATCGACTGCGGAGATCATGGCCAGGTTGGACTTAAAGCACTTGTCAGCGGTAAGCGACATCGTGAGGCACAGCCGTATCGAGTACAACTGCCCTGCGAAGAAGCGTTACAACGCGCCCAACCCGGGGATACCGGGGGGATATTTGAGCATGGTCGCGGCGTATTACCTGCGATTTTACGGCGCGGACTACACGACGATCAGCGCGGTGCTGAAAAGGTGCGGGTACTCTCGGTCTGCGGGTGCGTTGAGGACTGGGCTTGTCGCAAGAAAAGGCAAGCCATTGAAGTACAAAAACAGCGCGGTCTTGTACGACCGTGAAAGCAACCAAAAGGAGCATAACTATGTATCGTTTTCAGGGGACATTGAGGGGGACATCGCAAGCGAGGATGCCAATCTCTTCCGGTCGTTGCAAGTCTACAAGGAGGCCTGGAAAATGCTGAAGAGCCTAAAGGGGGGAGAATGAAAGTGGTACGCCCGGTAGTTCAGATGACATTTACTCAGAAGAACTGTGAAACCGAGATGTTTTCACCGTTTTTCTGTCGAATCGTGTACAGGATGCTTACAGACCCTGAGGAGACAGACGACCCTGAACAGAACATGCAGGCGGTGCGGGACATTGATGAACAATTCATTAGTGGGGAGATAGACACGGATGATCCAGCGGGCGTAGTGGTGACGGTAGAGCATGCGGATGTGAGCGGCTCGGGGTACGGCGTCTGTCGGCTACCCGTGGTGTTTTCTGATGTGCTTGAAAGCAAGGAGCATTTATTGTCCTTGGTGTGTGCTGGCGCTGAACGGTTGATGGCTGACCCAGGAGAACCTTCCCCGACTACCCCGGTTGTTATTATCTTGGACGATTCACGGTGTGGGTGGGTTCAAGCCGAGAAATGGGGGGAAGAATATGGGGCTATCATACTTTGGTGGCCGATGGTTGCTGACCAGTGCTCAGGAGTAGAGCGGATGAGTGGCGCGAGGGAGGGAGACCGCCCACCTGACGGGCATGATTATTGGGAGCGCGGCCGCAAGATCGGGTACAAACATGGATTTTCCGAAGGGTTCTACCAAGCCAAGAAAGAGGCTGAGGACAAAGCAAAGAGAAATAAATCAACAGGAAAGTGATACAAAATGCACCAGTGGGGAAACGAACGACAACGGGAGGCAGTCGTGTCTCATCTTACCGCGATCACCAACAACTCAGCATGCATGGGGGCGTTTGAGTTTCGCTCACTGCTCGTTGACCCGGATGGCGGCCAGCGCGTCAGGCAGAAGTTTGTAGAAAATGTGGATGAGGCGCTTTTTGAGTGGATCAAAGAAGAGCAGGTACTGCCACGCAACCGCATATTTGTGGGGGTTTGCGAGAGAAGTGGAGCAGATCAGGGATTCCCAGGTAGGAATGTGCCGCTCAACTCCTCTCTTTTCTTCGTTGATATTGACGGGACAGGCCAGGATGCATCCGTAAAAGACCTAGACAAGATCATTGGAATCTCAGAGGGTATGGGGTTTGATCCGCTGAGGGTGGCCCACTCTGGGGGTGGGTTCCATGTGTACTTCGAGGCCGAGCGTGCCATGACCTCTGGGGAACGACGAGCCACCGTTCAATCCATGACCTACGAATTCGCTGCTGACCCTCGCTGCCCTGGCCGCCCAGACCCCGCAGTATGTGACGCCGCTCGAATGGTGGGGCTCTGGGGCACGATCAACGGCAAATACTGGGACGGGTGGGGAAACCCGGGGGCCGAGGTGAGCGTGATGTATGAAGGGTCGTCAACCCCTGTGCCGGTGTTGGCGGCCGTGGAGCGGGTCTTCAGGGGGATCACGAAGATCCCTGAGTTTGAGGTGGGCATGAATGCCAAGGTTTATAGCCTGAGGCTGCTGCTTCCGATCGCTCAAGAGTTCCCAAGTAATGAGGTCCTTAAGGTTGCTGCCAGAGTTATCAACTCCAACCTACCAGATTCAGAGTCAGGTGGGTGCGCGGAGGCTCTAAGTCAGTGCATCTCCACACTTGCTCGCAAAACGCTGATGTTCCCTAAGAAGGGGGGGCGGCGCATGTGGGCCTACGCGAAACTGGCAAGCGTAGTGGAAGCCTTTCCTGACCCGAAAGTTTTGAACGCCGCGGGAGAAGTGATCAAAGGTTCAATGCCTGGGTGGGTGGAGGAAGAGCCCGGGCAGGTGGATAGTATCGTTGAATCTCTAGGGAAGGAGCGGCTGTGCTAGTCCTACCTGATGGGTTCTATAACGGTGTAGTGGGGACTTATTGGGACCGAATAGATACTGCTGGCCAACGCCTTACTGGGACTTACTCGGACCGGGTGGTGGTGCCTGCTAATGGGGTCTTACCGACTGCTGGTAACACTGCGGTAACTTCCTTGGCGAGGCAGGTCACTGTCTATATGCACGAGGTGGTGAATCTTTTCCTCCGGAAGGAGGGGAAGACCTTCGTGTTCCTTGACTGGGACAAGCGGATCCGCAGGGCACGGTGGAAAGAGACCAAGGAGCCGCCGGACCCGGCAAGCGTGTTACGGCAATACTTTGACGGGCTGCATGGGTGCCCCGCGTATAGGGCGAAGTGGTTGGACGGGCTTGGTGGTGGGATCCCACCAGTATCGCGGGCGTCCACGGCGTCTGCCCCTTACCCAGATTGCCCAACCTTCGACGAGTTTGTCACCACCTACAACCTGACCCTGACGGGGGTCCCGCTGCATCGCCCAGGGGAGGAAGAACTAGGCCCCACGATCGGCCAGCATGAGGTAATCCACTACGACTGTATGTATGACATCGTATCTGGCAAGAGTAGGCCCATTCCGGAGGTGTTGGCCGCTAGGGATAAGGTGAGTGGGACCAGTATGGAGCCTGACCCCTCATGGTACGAGCCTGGGGGTAGCCTGGAAGAAGACATAAGCCTGTGGCGTTCATTGTTCCTGGGGTGGCTTGTCTCCCGAATAGGCCACGCAGAGAAGCCAAACGCTGACCCGGGTGAATCGGTGGCGAGGTTTGCTAGGTCACTCTTAGGGTGTTTCCACAGGGTTCCAGGCGACGACTCTTTCGTGTATATTTATGGGCCTGGGGGGACAGGGAAAAGCCTGCTGCAAAACTCCTTCTCTGCAATGTGCGGGGAATACAGCACTGAAGTAACTCGGCAGGCGCTTACGAAGGGTTCGCAGACTGGCCACTCTTCTAATGTGATCCAGATTTACACAGGTGCCAGGATTGCGATCGTGAAAGAGGCTAAAAATGACCGGGGAGACATCGACACCGAACTCATCAAGGACATCACCTCGTATGAACCGGGGAGAATGTATGCTATCCGGGCTGCCTACGACACTCAGCCTCGGATGTACGCAACTGCCGCTAAACCCCTTTTCATCTCAAATGATCCTCCCTACCACCTGCTGGAGTCTGACGGCATTGATCGGCGATTGGTGTCATTTCCTTTCCTGTCGCGGTATGTCCAAACAGGGGAGGCTGACCGAGGACTCCCAGAGAAGTTAGTCACTCCAAGGATGCGGTGCGCTTTGCTGAGATTCTTGCTGGGGTACAGGGATGGGTTCTTGGCCCGTGGGGCCACCCCGGAGTACGGGGAGAACAACGCAGAGGGGGCCGTGTCAACCTATGACATTTACATGGACCTCTTCAGGTACAAGGCATTCCTGACGAACACAGCGTACTACGGCGACTCGGTAAACAGTCGGGATTTGTTGGAGATCAGGGCTCATGTGCAAGGGTTCACTTCGGTTGAGGAGATGCTGCTGGAGTTGGGGCTCTCGAAGAACAGGGCAACCCGAGAAGCCGTGCATGCCGTGAGGGACCTGATCGACAGCCCAACCAAGAGCAGTGTGGCCCTTGGCAAGGCTAGTGGTGGGAAAAGAGTGCTGCTGAATGCGGCACTAACAGATGAGGGGAAGAGGGTTCTTGCTGAAGCCAGAAACGCCTTGGGTTGTGACTAGGGCTGAAGAGATTTTTGGAGGGAGTGCCCAGCATGTCCCTCCGGGAGAGTTGAAGCATTGGGGAACAATAGAAGACGCCGCAAGGCTGTGGAGGGAGCGAAGCATTGAGTCGAGCCAGTTCACATGGGACAAGGAAGGGGGAAGGTTATGGGCAGTAACTGAGGGGCGCCCTGTAAAGAAATGTCCAGTATGTATGATGGACATTTGCCGCGGCGTGTTAGCATCTGGTAAGCCAATCCTTGTAACAAAGCAGGGCCTGTGGCATGAACATAAATAGCGCGGGGGGACCCGCAAGCAGAACAAAAGAGAGAGGCCTAAAATGGCAGATCAACCGTTTGAAGAGAGAGACAACAGCGGGGTTTTGTTTCCCGAGAACGATCGAAAGACGGAGAACCACCCACACTTCACGGGGAAATGCAGTGTGGAGGGAGAGAAGGTTCAAATCTCGGCCTGGAAAAAGGTCAGCAAGGCAGGCAACGCCTACCTTAGCCTGTCCTTCCGTAAGTGGACGCCGCGAGAAGAGACGGAAGGTTCCACACCCGGCGGGACGGAAGCACCCTTCGACTTCTAAACAGCGCCGTATTACGGTACACTCAGTGAAACACCTCCTCACGGCTCTCTGGGGGCTGGCATGCGACTCAAGTATTGCCAGCCCCGGAGAGTTTTCAGAGATTCGCAGGATCGCTCGACGAGCCTCTCGTGGCATGCGGGACGGCGAGCCTTCCACTCTCTGGGCAATCCGTTCAATAATGTGTATCATTCAACTCTTTCGCATCCGTTCTCATATAGAGTTCTGGACTGGCGACAATGCGATTGGCGAGCACGGGTATGTCCCTCCAGTTGTGGGTGCCCTGGATAAGTGGGGGGTTATGAGAATAGACGGAAAAGAACACGACACGGTAATCAAGGTGAGGGTGGAGCAGGTGAAGGACGGCGAGAGAGTGGTGCTCTCACTCTTTCCATATAGCGATGAAGCGTGTGCTATAGAGTTGATTATGGATGGGGCAGGCGCGAACGAACTAGGCCGTTGGCTGTTGGGTCGAGGCCGGGACGGATCGGGGAGGGGTTCAATGTTTAGCCTGGGGCGGACAAATGCATGAGTTCAATCCTTGGGAAATGGTTTGGAATGAACCGCAGAAAGACTACATAAACTCCGTGCAGAAGGAAGTGTTTTTCTCTGGTGGGAATCAGATCGGCAAGTCCGCGGCCTCCTGTGCTCTCCTTTGCTTTCACCTGACAGGCAACTACCCCGACTGGTATACAGGCCGAAGGTTCATTGACCTACCCCCCCGCTGCATGCTTATCGGTGAGACCTTCACGACAGCCAGAGATCTCTTGGTTCGGAAGATCATAGGGACTGAACATGAAGAAGGTGCAGTCGGCAAGGACATGGTGTTCAACATTGAAAAGTTGCCGCGCCAAGGTGTCGGGGCGTTTGATGTGGCTCACCCGTCAAAAGGGTTGTCGCATGTGATCGTTGCCTCCTACGCTAGTGGTCGTAGGCGTGTCCAGGGTCACTCACTAGATCTTGTGGTTATCGACGAAGAGCCGCCAATGGATGTTTACGACGAGTTGTGTGCGAGAACCAATGCAACTGGCGGTATCGTAAGGATCTCAGCCACGCCTTTGTCAGGCTACACGGAGTTGTTCACGAGTTATGAAACCGACAAAACAGAGAGCAAGGAGATCATCTACTACAAGGTAGAGGACGCTATGCACATGACCGAGGAGATGCGGTCAGGGCTAATCTCTAAATACAAAGAACACCCGCAGGGCGAAGCGCGGCTCAACGGGAAGCCTTGTTTGTGGGAAGGGGCCGTCTTCAATGTTCCCCAGCATGAGGTGATTTGGACTGGTGAAGAACCGGATGAGGGAGGTTGCAGGTGGCTAATAGGGATCGACATACCACACACGACAGGAACCTTTGCGGCAGTGCTCCTAAGGCACTACACAGTGAGCGATGTTGTTATCGTGGAGGACGAGATAAAGCAGGCAGGTGTCACTGTGGACACAATGGCCGAGATGATCCGGCACCTGGGAGGGGCAGCAATCCCCGTAGCGTGGCCACACGATGCGCGCATCCGAAAAGCAGAGGGCGTTCTCGTTGAACTGTTGAAGCAAAAAGGATGTAATATGTTGCCGGAGCCAGCCTACATGCTGGATTCTAGAGGACGGAAAAACAGGTCCACCGTTGCTATTGCGGCCATCTCGGCTACCAGGGAGAAGGAGGGGAAACTCCTTTACTCAGCAAAGTGCGGAAGAATCTTGCGTGAAAGGGGCCAGTACCAGATGCTGGACGGAGTAGCGGCAAAGCGCCTTGACGATCACCTCTTGGACGGGATGTTCAAAGGGATAATGTCATTGAGATTTGCCAAGGAAAAGTCTAGTTCAGGGGAGAATAACGAGATGCCTTTACAGGGGTTGAGGCAGTTCTTGTCACAGGATTTCTTCGGGGGATAAGTAGTCAATGATTAATGAACTTTTAGACATTTTTGAGAGTTTGAAGTCTGCGCGATCGCCGCATGAGCCCGCGCTAGAACAAGTGCGGAACCTGTTCATGCCTTTCAGGGGGGACATGACCACCCGAGGGTACGGTGGGCGCAGAGTGGGGACTGTGTTCGACTCGACAGGGGCTATCGCTGCTGACGCCCTGGTGAACTTCATGGTTGGTAGTTTATTCCCCCCCACGGGCGACTGGGTGAAGTTACAAGGACCGGACGGCTCCACTCCAGAACTTGACACTGATGCTGCTATGGTAATGCTTTCGCTGGAAGACACCAACTTCTACAGCGAAGCGGCTAAATGCCTTAAAGACCTTTTAATCCTTGGGAACAGTGTCATGTACATTGAAGAGGATGCGAGGAGGTTGCAGGCAGACGGATCAACCTTTGAAGGACTCACCTTCGAGGCTGTAAATCTAGCGGATTGCTACTGGAAGATGGGACGGTACGGAACTCCTTTAGTGTTCGTCCGTGAGTATTACATGGCGGAGGCAGAGGTCAGTAAATACTTTGGTGTCAAGATGGACGGGGAACCTTTCGAGGAGAAGCAGGTCCTCCACTTCGTCCTTCCCTCCGACACTAGCCCAATCAACTCCCCGGGCGGACAAAAGTTTGTAAGCATTTGGATTGACGCTGAAAAGAACACACCGTTGAGGGTCTCAGGGTATGACTACCAGCCGTATGTGGTAAGTCGTTTAGATGTTGTTCCTGGAGAACAATATGGAAGGGGGCGAGGCCACCTTGCCCGTCCCGATGCCGCTGGAGCAAATGAGATCAAGAGACAGGTGCTGCTCGCTGTTGGCAGGGAGATTAACCCACCGCTCATGGTGGAGGATGAGTCGATAACGAACACCGACATCTCAGCCAGTGGCATACTAGTTGTCAGGCCCGCGACCCAACTCCAGCCGTCCTACTTAAATAGCGGCACAAACTTCTCCGTAGCCAATGAGATTGCCCGAATGGACCACGAGCAGATCAAGGCAGCCTTCATGGCCGACATTCTGCTGGACCCAGCAACGCAACCCAGGTCGGCTGAAGAGAGTCGCCAGCGTAGTGAGCGTCTGATCCAGAGGCTTGCTGGCCCTGCGCGCATGATCGAGACGGGGTTCCTTGGACCTATAATGGAATCAGTCCTACAGGTCATGGTGGAGGGTGGAGTCTTGGAGGCTGTAGAAGACGCGGGCATTTTGAATGTGTCATTCGTGAGCCCCTTCTACATCCAACAGCGAGAACTTGTCTCTCAAAAATCTTGGAGGTTCGTTGCAAGACGGTTGGAAATCTTCGCGGCGGTCCAGGACCCTGCGCTACTTGACGACATTGATTTCGATATGGTCGCAAAGATTGATGCTGAAAACTCTGATGTGCCTGCTGGGATCTTCAGGTCTCAGGAGGATGTTACAAGATTGCGAGAGGCTCGGGCACAACAAGCCGCGCAGCAGCAAATGATGGAGATGCAGCAGCAACAGGGAGGCCCGGGAGGAGGCCCAGGAGCGCCAGCAGCAGCCCCGGGAGCACCTGGAATGGAAGGTGGGCCTAGTGAAGCGATCTGATTACGCATTCCTGGCAGCGTTCTTGAAGACTTCAGAAGGTGCGAGGGTGAAGGCGATACTTCAAGAGATTTGCGAAGTATATGCCAGTGCTGCTCCGGGCGAAGAGAGTGGGGCCGTGTGTTCAAATGTACTGGCTATCCAGGCGGGTAGAAGGTCAGTTTATAATAAGGTGCTCGCCGCAGAACAGTTAGGGGACACGATCCATGAGTCTTGAAGACCATCTCGTTGGCGGTGATTTTGAATCTCTTAAAGGGAAGTTCAAGGATGTGGAATCCTTGGCGAAGGCTTACCAAAACCTTGAGCGTCTACAGGGGAAATCTATTGCACTGCCAGAAACGGAGGCAGAGCGCGAGAAGTTTTACAAGCAGGTGGGCGTACCAGATTCGGTTGACGGGTATCCCGAGGGCGGCAACAGAGAACTCGCCAAGGATCTCCGCCTTACGCCAGACCAGTATGAAAGGCTTCGCGGCCGCGAACGGGCAGACGCAAAGCATTGGGAAGAGTTCGTTGAAGGTACGCCAAACTTTGAAGAGAAGGCTTCCTCTGCGAAGATTGCGGCGGAACGACTAGGGGTGGAGATCCCTAAGGAAAAGGGCGCATTTATCGCTCTCAGCGAATTAGGAAGAACTATGTCAAACGATACAGCACCAGACGGTGGCGGCTCTAGTGAAGTGGGCGGCGCCAAGAGAGCGGCCAATCGGCTTCAAGAAATCCTTGCGAGCGATGCTTGGAATAACCGCAGGGCAAATCCAGCGGAAAGGCTTGCAATAAAAGAAGAAGCAGATAAACTCTACAAAGAACTTGCCGAGAGCGGGTATCAAAGTCCATTTGACCCTCGCATTTGAAAATAAAAGTTAGGGGCTGGTAGCCATTGCGGCACATGCTGCGCGGCCCTGGGGGGGGCGAGTCGGTTCGTCCCCCTGCATTAAAACGAAAGACACCCACTTATGGTAATAACAGCGGAGCAGGAGAATCAGCGGCGCCACTACATCGGAGCCTCTGAGATCGCCGCCATTGTGGGGCTTTCGCCATACGAAAACGCGGCAGGCGTCTACGCCATGAAGGTTCTCGGGGCAACAAGGCGCAAGACTGCCGCGATGCAGAACGGCCTCGACTATGAACCATTCCTTTTGGAGTACGGGGCTTCCCAGATAGAGAAGCGTCTTGGCTTGAGCGTCACGGCTGTTGAGGAGAACTCAGAGTTCTCGTTAGACGGGGAAGGTGACCCGCCGATCGTGTGCCACCTAGACGGTCTTGTCCACCTGGAGGACGGGACCCAGGCGGTGCTAGAGGCTAAGACGACCCGCCTAATCGAACAGTATGGAAAGCCTTGGACTGACGAGATCCCCCCAAGCGTGTTGTGCCAGGTTATGGCACAGATGGCCTTGAGCAAGGTGTCGAAAGCGTTTGTCGTTGTGATGACAACGCAGGCGACGATCCAAATGCATGAGTTAGATTTCGACGAAGATATCTGGGAGTCAATCAAGGAAAAATGTCGGGAGTTTTGGTTTGACTATGTAGTTAAAGAGGTGCAACCTACCGGCGAGGTTTCACTGGAACTAATGGAAAGAATCGACAGATACGAAGAGGACTCTGTGCTTGAACTGGAAGGAGATGAGGGGGCGGAGTTCGTCACGGCAGTTGTTGAGTGGGAGCAAGCAAAGGCGCTGGCCCTCCAAGCGAAGAAAGAAGTTGAGGCTACTAAGGCTTCAATACTCAAACAAATGAAAAGTTACTCGGTGGTGAGAGCAGGAAAGGTTACTGCTCATTTCCCCCGAGAGGGGCGAAAAGTTTTGAAAGCGAGATGGAAATGACAGACGGTGAAAGTGCATACCACAATCTACAAAAGCAGCGGGAAGCAGCGCAAGTGCTGCCCAAAAATGAGGAGCATTCAGTGGGAGACCCTGTGACTCCAAAAAAGGCACCGAAGAAGAGGGCTACAAAGCCGAAGGAGGAGGCCGTTTCTCCGATTCAATACAGGAATATCTACACGGCGCTCGCGGCCGCTCAGACTGATCTGAAAGAGATCGACGCTGACGGGGTGAACGACCACTTCGGCAACCGCTACACAACGCTAGGGGCCCTGCTAGGGGCAGTGAGGCCCGTCCTCTCGAAGCACGGGATCGCGATCTCTATGACCACCGAACCAGTGTGGGAGAGTGTCGAGACGGTCACCCAGGCAGGGGACGAGACCACCAGGAAGTCTACGAGGGAGATGGTTGGGCATGATATTCATTGCGTCCTCTACTATGGATCGACTTGCAACCTCCCTGGAGACGAGCGGATCGTAAGTACGCTCTACATCCCAAGGGGTGGAAACATTCAGCAGTTCGGTTCGGCTCTCACATATTGTCGGCGCTACCTTGTTCAGTCGATCGTCGCGGTTCACACGGATACCGATGACGATGGTGAAGCGGCGGCGAAAATGGCAGAGACCACTCGGCAACCAAAGGGTGTCAACCAAGTGCGTGACCACCTCCAGCGAAAAGTCTAGGGTTGCGGGCAGGGCTTACGCCTAATAAAATCCAAAAAGAAACCTTTCCTGTTGAGCGAGCCCGGGGCAAAAGCCCTTGGTTCGCTTTTTTATTGGAAGGGAGCCTCCGTGGGGAAAAAGAAACAGGGGAAAAAGAAAAGGCACAAAAGGCACAAGTGCCCCAGATGCAACACCTATAAAGCACCCAGGGGGTTCTACTTCAGGAGTGGTGCACGGACAAAGAGTTGTCGGAAGTGTCTGTTAGGCGAGCAGCGAAGGCACCACCGCCGGAGGATCCAGGAGCACCCCATCGAGGCGAGAGTGACAAGGCTCCTTCAGGGCAGTCGGTTTCGTGCCAAAAGTAAAGGTCTCCCCCACGACCTGGACGAGCAATGGCTCAGGCCACGCCTTGAACGCCGGATATGCGAGGTCACCGGTATTCCGTTTTCTGAGAAGGTACAACGACCAGCACATAGGTATTGCCCAAGCATTGATCGTATAGACCCCACAAAAGGTTACACAAAAGAGAACTCCAGGGTTGTGTGCATGATGCTGAATATCATAAAAAGGGATTACAGTGACGCCGAGATCATCTCAGTGGGGGTAGCCTTGAAGGCTTGGGGGGAGAGTCAGGGAATGAGTAGCCGACTAGAAGAGCAACTAGACGAGCAGATTAAGAAGGCAGGGATCCACAAGGGCATGGTCCGCGAACTAAGGGCTATCGAAGGCCGCCGATTCCGGGTGGACTTCTGCTGGCCTCAGGACAACTTGGCCGTAGAGGTGCAAGGGGGGATCTGGACAAGGGGCCGCCACGCTAGGCCAATGGGAATCGTGAAGGATTACGAGAAGTTCAACCTTTTGACTTTGGGCGGTTGGCGGGTTTTGCTTTTGACCTCTTTGGATGTGCAGTCTGGGAAGGGGTTAAAAATGATTTTAGATGCCCTCCATCAACCTTCTTCTTCTTCTTAATCACGCTTTTGGGGATGACGGTAATGCCTCCCCAATCACCTGAGACAGTCACGCTGTCCGCAATAATGATCTGCTTCGGTGAATCTCGAATGATCCACCCTACCGTAAGGCAGGTCTCGGGTACGGCGCTATCCACTTCGGCCTCGTCAAGCCAGTCAGCCCTGGAAATGATGTCCTCCCAGGTGACAATAAAAAGATCGGGTGGCTTCCGTTTACGGCTCACCGTCCACGCGGCCGATGCTGACGCTTCTTCTTGTCGGCTAACTTGTCCTTATTGAGTGCAGCCTTACCCTTCTTCGTGTAGGGGTAAGACTTTCCTTTACGCTTAGGCATTTTGCCCCCCTAGTTCACTTGAGTTTCGCAATGCCATTGTCGTGGATTGCCCGACCGAGGATATAAGCCATCAAGCCGTTAGCACTGAGATCAACCTGCCCCGCCGTGAGTCCAGCATTTTCACCGAAGATAACGAGGACGATCAGTAGCCCGAGAGCCTGTGCTTTCCTTGAGGTCAGGAAGTCTTTCAAGAAGTCCATTTAGCGCACCTTTCTTTTCCTTGCCTGAGCCACCCAACCAGCGGCTCCAGCAAGACAACCTACAACGATCTCCCGCCACGGTGACGGCAGTAAGGGAACCGAATCACGCACTACATTGCCCGTGAACTCGCCAGAGGCTTCCAAGCCCGGACTATCTGTAAGACCACGGGTAAAGCCATCCCAGAACGCGCAGCCTGAGATAGTCACAAGCAATGTCACTACCAGGAGTAGTCTCATCGATCCCCTTTCTTCCTGTTAGCCCTACGGCTGACCACCCTCAAGTTTTTCTTACTGTTCGATCCACCCTTGGACAGAGGCTTTTTGTGGTCCACTTCCTGCCCCGGCTTTGCTTTCATTTTTCTCCTGGCTTGGTTTCGTTTTGAGCGGTTAGCCACCTGCTCACTCTTACCGTGGTATTCCCGGTATTCTTTTTTGTAATCCCTTGGCAGTTTTCTTGGCATGACTCTCCACTACTTTTGCTTGGATGCTCTACACTCAACTACGGCGTCTTTGAGTTCTCGCCTGCTCTCCATGATATGGTGTGTGAGCGATTCTAACACCTGCGAGTTATTACGAATAGTGTGCGTACTGGCCCTAATAGCCTCTTCAACTGCTTTCCAGCGTTCGAGTTGTAGTGCCTGTTGGACGGCAGACGCACCATTGGGGGCTCCATTGGGGGCTCCATTGGGGGCTCCATTCCGAGGTTTCAAAAACCCCAGGACCTCACGGACCAGGAGGACGGCGACCAGACCGCCTGCACCTATCTGGTAAGCGATTTCATCCATTAGTCTTCCCTCCACGCCTTTGTTTGCTTCCAGGCAGTCTCAAGGGCCCCAAGGCCGAAGACGCCGCCAGCAGCCATTCCTAACTCCTTGGCGGCCTCCCCATACTCGCCGCTGAATAAGGCCTTCCCACCCTTGACGCCGTGCTTGGCGATCTGGTTGGCAGCCGCATAGGCAGCCAGTCGGCTTCTGTCATGTCCACTCAGCATCGCACTGAAGGTTTCGGGCAAGAACCCATACTGACCGTTCCCATTAACTATTCTCAAGAGAAGGGCCCAGTCTTTGTCGTCCCACTGATCTATAGGCTTCTTCCAGCCTTCCCACAAACCCTCTCCCTTGGCGAGTGGCCTCAGGATCCCTTCGATCATAAAAGACCATGCAGTTGTTCCTGCGTGAGCAGCCAGCGCGGCCCCGAGCCCCCCCCGTTGCATAGCATTAGGAAGATGCCTGGAAGGTGCAGCAGTAAGGAATCGCATGAAAGCGAACACCAGTTGACCCCACGGGGAGCGGTGCCACTTGGCCGTGTTGGTTATCGTGGGCACAGGATTCATATTATTCTGGAATTGAACGATCGCAGTCCTTACTCGCTGCTTCCACACCATAGGCAACTTTTCCCAAGCGTAGTCAACAGAGTCAAGGGCCTTGGCCAATCGAACGGTGGTCTCTGTATCAAACCCCAACTGCCGCAGCCTGCTCAAGCCATAGTCTTCACCCGCGTCGAGACCTTTCTTGAGATCCCTTAATACTTGCTGGAGAGACCCTTTATCATTAACGGCCTCGTTAAGGACTCTGATTTGAGCCGGGTCGAGGTCAGCGTCCTGGATAAAGTCATTAACGGTCAGGCGTTTGAATGCCCCCCTGCGAGTTTTCAGCCCCTTCACTAGATCTACCTGCTTAGTAGACAACATAAGGGTTCTTTGGAATTTGTTAGCGGGCTTTTCAGCCCACTTGTGCGCGCTTTTCAGGTACTTGAAGACCAACTTTTCCGCAGACCAGCCGCCCGCAATCCTTGACCTTGCCACGATCGGGTGCATTGTGTGCGCGATCACCTGGGTCGAGATCTCTTCGCCTATTTCAAATACTTTCTTGATGGGTTTGGGGATTCCAGTGGCTAACGGAAATGGATCAAACTCCGCGCCTGTACGCAAATTGGTCACTGGGTTCTGCGTAAGCCTGCCGGGGCCAAGCCCGTTATTCAGCCCGTCCATTGTTGCGTAATGATGGGAAGACTCGAAGACTTCCCGCATTTCCGTCCAACTCAGGCCAGTTTCCTTTTTGAACCTGCGGAGAGTCCTAATAAACTCTGGCATATACTCAGTAGCCCACTCCCGCATTCCAAGCACGAACATAGGGGAGGCCAGGTCGTTCAACTGGGTAAACGACATGGGGACAGCAGCAACGCCGTAAACGGTTTTTTGGAAAAACCGATTCACATCTGCCATAGTGCCACTGGCCATCTCTGTGCCAGTCCTTCGGTGGATCAAGTTCACCATGTCTTTGAACTGATCCAACTGGACTTCCCTTGCGACCCGTCCACCTGACTCCATACCGAAGCGTTCCGTCCAATCCTTTACCATGCGGTAGGCTGTCCATTGCCATTCCTTGGCACGGTCATACTGTTTCTGACCTGCCTTCACGATCCCCCCCTTGAGGGCTCGCGGATCAATCTCATGGATGGTTCCCGCGTCAAAGGCTGACAGGAACTCCTCTAACGGCTGTCGGTACTTCATGTCGTCGTGGAGCATCTTCCCCCACGCCGGGTGCACTCTAGAATTCTTGTACAACCACTCATTCACATCCGACTGGACATTGTGCATGGTTCTCAAAGCCCCCTCATAGCCGTTCCTGGTGGCCTCTAAGGAGATTACGCGATCAATAGCCGCTTCAACTGCTGGGCCAACCTCAGCCCTCAGGGCCTCTAACTCGGCTCGGGAAGCAACGCTGCCAGTGCCCCTGGCTTGTCTAATCGCCACCACATCCCTGAGCATGGAGTCGATAGTCTTCTTGGCTGTTAGCCTTCGAGGCTGCCCGGTAGCCGCACTAGCAGCCACATTGGATAATGCGGCCTCTCCCGCTGTTGGGGTTGGCCTATAGTCAGGGATAGGCAACTCCTCGTAGGCCCCCTTGGAGTGGAGGGTTTTCCGAACATCCACTTCCATAGTCGTTACGGCTTCCTTCGCTATGGCAGCCTGCCTCTTAGCGACTTGAGCCAAATCTTTTGCGGCTTGCTGCTCCGGGGTGAGGGTACCTTTGGGGAGTGGGCCACGGCGGGTGTCCAGCGCGGTTCTGGCCTTTGGGCTAACCCGGAACCCATCAGCATGTTCCTTGAGGAACGCTTTCAGGGCCGGGAGGTCTGTCGCGTGTTCTGCAAAGCCTAACAACTCTTCGTCGCCCGCCATCCACCTGACTATCCCCTCCATGAATGCTTCGCTCGTGTTCCTGGCTTCCTTGGGAACTGCGTGGCCAAGCCCTGAATGGGACAGAGGGACGACACTCTCGCCTATGAGATCGGAGAACCTCTTCCTGACTTCTTTCGATAAGTAGAAATAGAGCGTATGGGCAGCCTCCCGAGCGGCAAGCACTTCCCTTTTGGTCCAGACGCCCCGGCCAACTCCCGTTTGTCCCCCCTCAGCGCGCTTCACCCTGATCTTGGGCAGGTCTCCAGTATTCACAGGCAGCGGCCCGGGCTGTGTCGTTAGGGCATACTCCTCGAAGTCAGCGGCAGCCGCCAGGACCTCGGGGGGCCCGTCTTCGTTACCCGTGGTGATTATTTGCTGCCGTTCTCTGGGATTTCCAAAGGAGTTTGGCCCTCTATTGTCTCCATAACTCTCAGTAGGAACATCGTCAAACTTGTTACCGCTAGGAGTCTTCACACCCTCGAAGGGAGTTCTAACCATGTCATTGGACTTCTTCTTCAGTGCAAACCCATGACCCTTGTAGAACTTCCTCAGTGCTACTTTTGAGGTTGCCCTGTCGTCCACTGTTAGGTGGAGTGGGAATCCATACTCGTCAGCCACTTCGGAGATAATGTCCAAGGCCCTGCTCGCATGACCCTTCCGCCTGAGTTCCTCCACGATATGGATGTAATCAAGGTGAACCCTTCCGTCCCTCTCGCCCAACTCCAGCATGACATGGCCAGCAGTAGTCGGGGCTTCCTGCTCAAACTTCGCGCCAAACCCCCCCTCAGAGTCAAAGGGGAAATCCTTAGCCCTTATCTTCTGTTGGACTTCCTCAATAGAGTCATTCAGCGAACTTCCCAGATGTAACTGCTGCTCCTGATTTTGACGAGCCCAATGCGTGCCGCCTGTTGGCATAGTCACAGAGTCGGAGTCTATAACAAACAGGGTCGCGCCAGAGGCGTCCTCGTCACGGACAATGCGAACCGGAACCCCGTCGATTTCCCCTTCATAAACAGGAAACATGTCGTCATCGGTATTGTCGAGTTTCTTGAATGGCTTAGTTACCTCGGCCTTAACCGGCTGAGGCTTTACAGGTGCCGCCGCTCCGAGATCTTCGGTTGGCAACATCCAATGCTGGCCTACCTTAACAGCCCCCTTGGCCTCCAAGGCATTTTCGACCTCCTTTAACGGGGTGGATCCGCTAGGGATTGCCTTTGGCTGTGCTGCACCGCCGACGACCGGGTGGGCTGCCGCAAGTTCTGCTCCAGGGACGGACAGAGCCCTTCCCAGCACTAACTCGTCCAACTCCGGGGGCATATCGTCTGCAATGCCCCCCCAACGGTCAGCCTCGTCCGCATACCTCGCAGTGTCGTATTGTTCTGCCCTAAGCCTTTGAAGTCTCTTGGCTTTTTCAATCCGCGCAGTGTGAGCAGCGGACCCCGTGTTCCCCTCCAGGATATCCAACAGGAGGGCCTCCGCGGACCGATACCCCTCAGTTTGAGGATGAAGTCTTACGCTCTCGCCAGCGACTTCCCCGAAGTCCCGGCCGATGGCCAACCATGCGGCAGAGTCCCCAAGGACTTGTTGGTGTTCCACGGCAAGGCCGCCAAGAACTTCAAGGTTTTTCTTGAAGACCAGGAGCCTGTCCGACTGACCTGTATTGCTTAGTATTTCGGCTATCTGCGCTGCGACCATGTGGTTGTGGGCCGCGGAAAAGTTGCCCGCGTTGAAGTGTTCCGAGGCAGCGAGCAGCAAGTCCTTAACGAAGGGCTCTGTGTTCTCCACGGCTGAAAATAATGCTGGCCCCATTTTCTTGGTCAAATGCTCAAGGATGTGAAGTGGGTCATTATTAATGAACTCGCTCGCCCGGATCGTCTCCTCAAGCCCCGTCTCCGGGTTTGTCCACCGAGTCTCATAGTCGCTGGCCATTTTGATTCCACGCGAGCGGTGGGCGGAGGTCCCCTCCATTCCGTGAGGGCTAGACCTGTTAAGGTCTACACCTGTCAGGCTGCCAGAGATTTCTTCAGCGTCTCGTATTGCTCCCTTGCGGGCCGCCTGTGCAGGCACATCAGCAGTAGCCGCCACTGCCGGGGTGCCAATCGCTAGCCGTTCCCGCAAAGCCGTGACGGCGGCATCGTCTAAATCTGTAAGCAGAACTGGCTCGCCTTTCTGCTTGCTCAGGAATGCCAACTCGCGTTCTATCCCTTGCTCGATAAGCGAAGATTTCAACAACTCTTGCCATGCTGCTGGCCTTGCGTCAATACTGTCGAGAAGCCAAAGGCGAACGGCGTGGTAATTGTTTGGGTCAACAAAGTTCTTGTTCACTCCCCCGGCGGCGAACATCATGCCCACGCTCTCGTTGAGTCTGTCTCGGAAAATACGCACAGACTTCACGATGGCCGACACCTGGGAGTCCGCAATCGGCCACTCAAGTTCGTCAGCATACTTACGCACCGCGACCTCGATCTGTTCCTCTAGGATATTGTGGTCAGTAGCGATCTCCCCGACGATGACCCGCATCCCCTGGTGGTGAGAGGCCATGCCCTCCATCTCTCTAGACCCTGGTATCATCTGGCCCCCGGAATCAGCAACCAAGTCTTTAATCGTGGTCCCAACGGCATCATTGCTCGTCTCATAGCCTTGTTTGGCGGCAACGAACGAACCCTTGCCACCGCTCTTCGCCCCAGCCATGCTGTCTGAAGAATCCCGGATGAACTGCTTAAAGACTGGGCTAGGGCTCCCCTCGGCGATCGTATCGGCATACCTAAAGACTCTCCCCATGAGCCATTTAGCAACCGACATCTTGGACTGCTCGCCAAACTCTGAAAACCCGTCATTCTCCATGTCGCGTAATAGCCGTTTAGCCTCGTCGAGAGCCATCTCGTCGGGAAGGTTTGCCCGGGACGGCAGCCCGAACTCTGAAGCCATCTCGTCAAGCCGTTCGGCGTATAACCGTTCCCAAGTCCTGACATGGCGAGCCGTTTGGGAAGTCTTATGCATCGAGTTTACCTGCCAACGAACAAGCGAAGACCCCACCAAGCCATACGCAGCAGAGAAAGCGATATACTTTCCAATCTCTTCTCTATCAAGCAGTAGGTTCTTTTGCATGGTCATCGTCTGGACCCGTGCTTGGTCTATGCCGACAAACATGCCACCAGCCGCCAATTGCTGCCTCCACAGCATTTGACCAGGGTGATTGGCTTCCCGTAGTCTGGCTGCTGCCCCACTGCCGAGGCCAAGGTTGTGCAAGGCACGCCCCCCCCGAGCCAGCATAGTCGCCTGCCCCGCGGCCACAGCGGCAGTGGCCTCCGCACCCTTGAGTAGAACCCTGGAACCATCACTGGCCGCTTTGAATGCCACGGGGACACGACTGAGTTCAAGCGCTGTCTTCCCAATCCGCATGACTCTCCGGCCAGCATTAAAAAACGAAAACAACGCAATATCCTCTGCGAAATACTCTTGCTGACCACCCATGGCGACAAGTTCGTTGGACATGGAAGACCAGAAACCCAGATTGTGCTGCTGGATGAGGTTTTGCTTCCAATATTCGCCAGACATGCTCTCGAAAAACTGCAAAGCCTCTCTTGGCGTCTTCACATTCTCTTGGAATAGGCGCCGCTTATTTGCAGGGAGAGCATCCCAAGTAATGAATGCGCGGCGTTTCCCGTCCGGCCCGATTTCGGTCCTTGTGAATTTGCCATCTATTTGGTATGCGCGAAGGAATGGGTCACCATCCCCGTCACCGACACTTGCAGTGTATGCGACCAGTTCAGCGCCTCGGATCTTGCCAGCACGAAGCCTGAAATCGGTAGGGTTTTGCTGGCTCCACCGCTCGCCTTGATCTTCGTTGAGCAGTAGATCTGGCAAATCGACAGAAGTATCCCACTGACCTGCTGAGGCAATGGTCCCTAAAAGTTGAGCGCCAGAAAGGCCGAGGTTTGCAGCAGCAGCCGCCAGCCCGGTAAGCCCACCTTCGGTACGGTTCATTCCAAATAGATGTTGAAGTTCCTGGTCGCGCCTACGCATGCCAGCAGAAGTCCAAGCACCTACATGATACTTACCCCGCACGGTCAGGTCCTCAGTCCCGGGAGGCCCTGTCGGCAGAGATCGCCCGACTAACTTGTCCCAATCAATTTCATCAGTCATTCTTGAGTGCCTCGATATGCATGGAGGGGCTATTGCTTGCGGTCAAGGCGGTCAACGCCGCCCTTGCCAACCGATGTCCATCGTCCATATATTTGATGTCGTAAGGGGTGAGTGCTTGTCGAAACTTGAGATTGTCCATCCGTTTACGATCCCACGACCCATACACGGACAGAAATCCAACCATTAAGCGAACCTCGGCTGGCGTTATGCTCCCAGGATCGTATTGGGCATTGGCTTCTTTTAATGTGGATTGAGGCAGGAATGAGGCGCCAACATAAGTAGTAACTCCCGCAACTCCTCCAGCAATGCCAGCAGAGACCGGGCCCAGCGGGCTACCAGCGGCCAACCCATAAACTGTAGCGCCGCCCGCTGCGGCTGCGGCCGACCCTTTAACCATCTCCCCGGCAGGTATTCCCAATAGAGGCACCCTGCCCGGCAAGTCATACCCTCGCCCTTCCGCATTCCCACCGGCATCGGTTCTTTCAGCGTGAATACGCTCCCAGAGTGGCCGTAACTCTTCGTGAGTGGTCGGAGAAAGTTTTTCGGTCGCGGCTATCCGACTTGCCCCGGAAAGGTATTGACTCGTGAAAGGCAAGTCCGCTTTATCGAGTTCGGCTGTCCGGTAGAGGAATGCACCCTTATGCCATTCCGGATCAATCCAGGCAGCGTCATACGGGCCAAACTCCCAGATACTCTCCCAGGTGCCCATTGATCTGGCGTCAGGGCTAAAGGCCCTAGAGATACCTATGGGCAAGCCATGTGTCTTAAGTATGCTGCGGATGGGACCCACATCTTGGAAAGACTCTTTAATAAGAGGCCCCGTGAGTACCGAACTCAGACTGGCAAAAGCCCTAGCGGCCTGTTTCACCTTAGGAACTCCAGCCTCTTCCTCGACAGGCTCAGGCAACGCCGGGTCCTCGTCAGTGATCTGGAACGAGGAAGGCTCCTCCTCGGGAGGCTCCGCAACCTTGAATACTCCCAAAGGTGTCTCTTCGGTTAGTTTAAGAGTCGCTTTTGCCTCCTCTGACTCAGGGTCCTGCTTAACGGCTTCTTTAGCAAGTCTCACGGCTTCATTTTTCTCAGCCTGAGCAGCCTGCTCTGCGGGTGATTGGGCAGGATCCTCGGGTGGCGCTGGATCCTCGGGTGGCGCTGGAGCCACGGTGAAGGTCACCCCGCCCGCCGCGCCAAAGTTCATCGGGTCAGCATCTTGGTTCTGTTCAAGTTCGTCCATGTACGCCGAATAAGCGTCAAACTCTACCATCTCCCCGGTGCCTTCATCGTAATAACGCCCTGAAGGGAATAAGCGTCCATCCCTATCAACAATGTCGTCAACCTGGACCTTGAGAGGTCGGCGTCCACCAAGGAGCGCGTGAGTCAATAGAGTGGTTTCCTGACCACGCGCCACTTGTACAGGCCCAATGTGCACATCAGCGTAGGTCTGGGAAAGATACTCCGAAGTAACTCTCAATGCGTTCTGTTGGTGCTCCATCATGTCCTCCACGGACATATTCAGCCAGTCGGGATGGTTCTGTAGGGTGGGAATCCCATTCACGCGATCGAGCACACCCCTCACTACATGGTCGAGGGCTCCATTCACATCCCCTTCGAGCATTCCCGTTTTCTGCATCTGCTGCATATCATAAACAAGTTTACTCGTCTGGGCTTCAAGCCAGCCCTGCTCCTTCATGTGGTCAGGCCAAGTGTCGTATGCCCCATGAGAGACTGCCGATATCAGTTGCACCATCTGCCTCGCTTGGCCACTGGCCGACCGCACAGGCTCCCCATTTGTCACCGTGTCTGAAATCCCGGGAATGCCATACTGTTTCAAGAGAGCCGCTACCCCAGTTTTCTGTTGATACTTGGCATCATCCCAATCTGTTGAGTCAGGGAATGCCTCCCCTACTTGGAGGGCTTCCGGCAACCTTGAAAGCACTGAAGCGGTTTGGCCTACCAACACACCAGCCAAAGACTTAGTGTCGTGGAAGTGCATTACTGAGGTGTCTTTTAGTTTTGCAAGGAAATCCATCATGCCCGCTCTTGCAGAGACCGCGTGAGGAGTATTGACCCCTTCAAGGCCAGACATCGCCTGCTCCATTGTCGCTATCATTATCTGGTCTTCCACAAACTCACCGGCACCGTATACGGCAACCCCCGCGCCACCAACCACCCCCGCAGTGCGACGAGATCGCATACTCTGTCTTTGACTGTGTAGGAAGTCGTTAACATCGTTCTTGGCGCTACTGGTGTTGCCAGACCTTACGGCGGTCACGAGCGCCTTCGAGGACTGGTTTGCCGAAAAACTAATGAATCGACTCAGCGGGACTTTCACATCGTTGCCGTCCTGATCAGTGCCCATAGAGATCTCAGCACCATCAAGTTCGGCGATCCACGCCGCGGACGACTGTGTTGTCGAGGGCAGTTGACCGCGAGCCAAGTTTATGGCGTCCTTCACCGCGACACTCGTACTTGCTGTCCCTACACGGTCCAGGTAGGCAGACTTCAAGTCGGAATCCCCACCAGTTTGGTACACCCTTCCGGGGTTGTTCACTAACTCTCTGAGACCCGCCTCGTATCTATTGATGCCATCGGCAAGGTTCTGCCATCCCGCTAATGTGTCAGCAGGGATGGGGACGCCACCCGGCTCCTCTCCGCCCTCCACCCTGAACTCCGCGGCGTCCCGCAACCTCCCCAAGGCGGTCCCGCCGAGAGAGAAGGGGCGGCTTACTGCCCCAGAAGTAACTTGACGCTCTTGATGCTGGGAGACGGCCTCCCAGACACTATCGTCGATCTCCCGCGCCACAGCCTTAAGAAAGGAGGAGGGTGTGCGGCGGCCTAAGGTCTTCTGGAGGTGCTGGTCGTGCATGGCGCTGAGGTTTGCTATCGCCTTGGTTACCGCTGGGGTTCCAATACTCTCCGTTGAGGAAATCTCTCGAAGGCCCTCCGACATCTGCATAGCGATTGATTCTAAAAACTGCTGGACGGTCTCCCCTTCAGGCAGAACAATCTGCCCGGAGGCTATTAGTTTGGGGACCGACTCCTCGATGGCTGTCTTGTAAGCGGCCGCGACACCCTGCCGGTAACTACTCAGATCACTCTTGCTGGGATTCGTTTCTGCGAATTGAGTATAGACATTGACATCCGCTGCTATGGAAGTGGACACCCCGATGGTCGCATCTGGGTCGTCTGGGTCGTTTAGCAAACTGCCTAGTAACCGCTGGCCAGCCGCTCCCGCACCTCGGACCAGTTCCCTAGACGCCGCGGCCTCGGCCCCCTTCTGGGCCGCTTTACGCTGTTCGTTCCCCGCGTAGGCTAAGACCCCCACCAACTCATCGACCTTGATATCTCCCGACGACAACCACGCCTGACCAGATTTCTGATTCCATGATCGTTTACTGGCCCAGTCCATAGCCTCAGCGACAAACTGCTCGATCCCGTCTTCCTCACTCAGTAACCCGGTGATCTCTGGCGGCAAATTGGTCAGGATGTCTTGCTTGGCCGTTTCCCACGCTATGTCCGCTTCCGTGGCATTAGCCCAGGCAGCCTTCTTCGACTCCATCAAGTCACGGGCTTGTTCTTCGTAGTTTGCGCGAGTGGATTCACGGTTAGCATAAGCAGCCTGATTATTCCCCTTCCCTACCCCAGGAGCCCAGTACGGGTCCGAAAGCACCGACTGCAAAGTGGAATGCGCTGAATCTATAGTGCCGCGAGATCCCATCCGGACCCCCTCGAACGCCGTCTGGAGTGCATTGAACTTGATTACGAACTCTGACTGCGCCTGCTTTGAAACCTCGCCGTCTGCCCACCCCTTTAATGTGGCATGGGTCCAGGCCAACCGTTTTCTTGCATGTTTTTCTAATGCTGCTTTTGAGTCCATGTTTTTGAGCGTTCCACCAGCACTCATGGCTGCCGCAAGATGGTCATTAACGAATGTGTCGAGATCCCCACCTTCAAAAGAGGCAGTACCTTTGGCAAAGCCGTCCAGCAAACCAATCGAATGGCTAGTAACCCTGAGGCTTGCGCTGTCGAGAACCGTTGCGCGTGTACGGGCCCGGTCTCCTACTTGACGACTAATCGCTGCTGACTGGACGATCGAATCAACGAAAGGTTCTATCGACTCACGACCTTCGTCCGTTAGGCCGCCCATGAAGTCTTTAATCACTGAGGCCTGTTCCGGCACTTCTGTTTGCTCCAGCAAGTCGGTTAGGTTTTTCCTATTGGCAGTAGTCCGCATTCTCAGAATGTCGAGTTCTTTAGAATGCTCGTAACTAACGATTGCTGGGTCTACTCGACCAACCCCAGCGTCCATTAGCCTTTGAAACATTTTAGGCTGATTCTCTTGAAAACCCTTAGGCGCCCACTCCCCGGAAACCAAGTAGTCAACGGCCTTGTCTTTTGGATACCCCTGCTTGACAAGCCCTATGTGCTGATTGATCTGTGCTTGGGCCACATCCACAGTGTCCGCGCGTTGTTTGGCTTCAAACTTTTGAGTACCAGAGAACACCGCCCCTAGCACTGAAGAGACAGCCTTTAGAAGACCTGCCTCTGATTCGTTCTTTATGGCGTCTTCCACGGCTTGGCGTGGGTCGATAAACCCGCCCCCACTCATGCCCAACTTTGGCGCGCCGACCTCAATGATTGGCATCCTATACCCACTCTTTCTGTGCTGTGGCGTTGGTCATCCTGGTTACAGGATTATCTGGATGTTGACCCTGGCTGCCCCTGAACCGCTGCTGCCCCAATCCCTTCCTGAGGGCTTTCCTCCTCAGGGCCTTGTCACGCGCCTTCGCCATGCTCTGGACAGACAAGCCTACCCGCTGCATTGTCCGTTGCTGCTCCAGGAATACATTGCCCATAACTCCTTGCGACATTCCAGCCGACAGAGTTCCGCCGAATTGGGTAGCACTAGCCACCACCCCTCCCACTGCTTGTTGGCCCTGCCGCCCAATCCCCCGAGCCGCTCCACGACTCTCGACTCTCTGTTGGGCGAGTTTCTTCGCCGCTGCCCGCCGTGCCCTTCTCCGCTTACTGCGGCCAGACAAGGCGGAGAGTGCCCCCAGAACAAGGCCGACCGGGCCAGCAGCAGCAAACGCGGTGCTGAAGGCTGTGGCGCCTGTGAGCCCTGCGGCGTAGGCACTTGTCAACGCGGGGGCGAATGTAGTCGCATACCCACTCGCGAAATCAGACACATCTTCAGTGCTCATTACACTATTCCTTGCTCTCTACTTGGGCCGACAGGGATTGTATCGTTGATCGGAAAGGTCCATTCAAAGTAAACAGAGGGCCAGCGTCCCGGCTGAAGTGGCCCAAGTTATAGACACTGATCCAGCCACCCACGGATTCCGGCGGGACATTCAAATTGGTCTTAACAACGGCCCCTTTATTGATTGTCAACCCGGTGATATTTTCCCCGAGCATAATCCCACTTGTGTAGGAACAGATGTATCCCGGAGTCGGAGTAATGGACGAGGGCTCAAACGCCCCATCAAATCCAAACCCAGTAATGATCTTCGCAGGAACCTCAGTAAGGCCCATGCCCACCAGAGATATGTAGTATTCCAGAGTGATCCCATCGGTCATTGTTCGGGATTGCACGGCCTGAGTGCCCCTGTATGTCGAAACCCCGGAAGAATCCACAGTGACAACATCTAGAGTTTGGCCAGCCCACGGATTGAGCCAAACTAACTTAGTTGGCAGACCTTCAGCGTTAGTAGCAATGGCATCGACATCCGTCTCTCCGCCATAACTGGCCACCCGATACTGAGTGGTGCATCTTTGAGAATCTAGTATGGTTGCGAAGTTCAAACGCTCAAGACGATAAACCGGACTCCCATTAACGGTTCTCTCAACACAGCAAAACAGAGAGTCCGTCAACTTGGCGGAACGAACAGCAGAAGACAGGCTCTTTATGGTTCCATTGGCATGAGACAGTGTGGTGAAGCCCCCAACCGACTGGTCCCGGGTAAATGCCAGCATGGAGCCATTACTCATCAAGAAGAAGAATGTAGGATGGGGCGAGTACACATATCCGCTCTGCACGATGGAGTTCGTGAACAAGGAGGAGGCCCTGTCGGACAACCTAGCAGAGAAGGTGGCCGCATCCGCTCCCTCCTTTATCTGCACCCCACCAAGGGCACCCTTACCTCGGCAAACGAAAACAATCTCACTGTCTGTTAAGGTTGGACGAATGTTCGTCCCACCAACTGAAGAGATCCTCTGGAAGGCAACCTTCATTGCTGAAATAGGCTCACCCCGAACAAGATATTCCCCAGTGCGGCCCCCTGCCACAATCCCCACCTGGGTAGAACCCATCCAGTTCACTTGCTCTTCTGTGGTTTGGCCCAACTGAAGGGCAAACGCATCGTCGGCAGAGTCAATATGAGGGGACATCATCCGGCGTGGTTGGTTAGTAGTGCTGAAGACTAAGGCATCCTCGAATGCCCCACTAAAGCCGCCCACAACGAGACGGCCCTGATGCTGCACACCACATGAAGCAAATCCAGAAGACCCGCCGGAGCCAAAGGACACAAAGCCCTGTGGCGAGGCCGTTGACGGGGGACTTTCCCAGTAGCCCTCATAGCAAACAGAACTAACCCGGGCAGTTGGCCTGAACACCCCATTCCTGAAGAAAACACTTGCCCCCCCCATTAGCGGGGCTTCAAGATTTTCATCCACCGTGGTTGTGGGCAGCCCGTCCGTGCCAGTTGTGTACCCACGCTTCACGCCCCCACGCTTGATCGGCCTGTTCCCTGTATGCAAGTTTGCCGGGAAGAACTGAGAGTCATTGACATGGATTGTGGCTTTGTAGGTTTGGCCCGCTGTCGTGGTGGGATCTGAGTTCCAGCCAGTACACCCTATCGCAACATACGGAGACTTTACTTTGAAAAGGGCAAGTTCCGCACCATCGGTTGGAGTGATGTCTGCCGCATACGCCCCAGAATTGATCCTAGCAAATGTCGCAGGGTTGGCGGTGGTTTGTAACTGGAGATGGTATCTCAGAGTCCCTGAAAAGTCATACCCACCCGAAGTGTCAGTAACATTATGCAAGTAAAAAAGCCAGTCATTAGTAGTGCCCTGCCTGACAAGGACTAAAGAACCAACATCCTTTTCATCAAGGGCCAAGTGGGTAGAGAACTCCACACCCATAACGGAGTCTGTATCACAAGTGTAATAGAACTGGCCGTTAGGCTTGCCTATTCCGGCAGTAACTCTTTCAGCACTATCGTAACCTGCAATAGAATCCCAGCCGTGATGAGGCGATCCCGCCACTCCTTCTGTAAGACTTGCAGGAACAACGGTTATCCCCGTAAGTGTTGTAGCAGAGGTTTCTTTGATCATCCCTTTGGTTCTTACCCAGGGACCAGCCCAGTCACCTAACATGCTGCTGGTCATCGTCGAAGCATCCCCGGCGACTAGGGCCTTGTCCGTGCCAGGGCTTTTGTAGTCATAAATATCCCCGCCAGTGGTATACGCTTCTGCAACTAGGTCCCCAGACCCAGAAGCCCCTGACGAGCCAGGAGTCTCCACACCAGCAACCTGAGCGACCCTGGTGCTATGCACATTCATTATCTTCAGAAGTACGCCACCAAAGAGCCAGTCTCCGGGCTCGGTTGGATCTGAAGCATTGATCTGTGCGGACCCGTAAGAGATGAACCCACCCTCCATCTCGCTTGTGAAGAAATCATCGCTGGCCACCAGTTCAGTCGCAGTGGTTAGCAATAGATTCAATGGGGGGCTGGCCCTCCTGGCCAACTCCGGTTCCAACACATCCACAGCAAAGTCCCAGGCTTCTCCTCCGGTACTGCCAGATTTCCCCCAAGCATGGCCATATTCCGTAGAGGAGTCTTGGTATCTCGAAGCGTGGGGGGCTTCAGTGGATATATAAGGGGCCCTAATGCTTGAGTGTTTTCGATCTGATTTTTGTATCTCAATAGAAGGGAAGCCAGGAATGAACAAGTAAAGTTTGCTACCATGCTGGGCGTATTGGATTCCCTTACACTGCTCTGCCGTCCACGGGTGGAGGTAGTGGGTCAAGTCCACGACAGCAAAGTCAGTTCCCCCAACTAAAGCCCCCTGCCCCCTTCGGATTGTATGTGCGTGGCCAAATAAGTAATCGTTTTCTGCGGTGGCCCAGTGCTGCTGAGTCACAAAGCCAACGCTGACGAGCCCCGATTCAGCGTCAGTCTGGTCAACCTTGTAGAGGAACATCTTCCCGGTAAACTGAGTCAAACTAGATAACGGGCTTCCCGTCCCTGTGGGCCAAGTCTGACTACCAGACCCCCCGCCAGTGTGAGCAGATTCCCCTGAGTCGTTACCAGCCCCAGCGTCTGAAGACGCAAAAAGATGACAGCCATGCGAAATGACGAATAAGTAAGTTTCCTCTTCCGTGTAATACGGAACGGTCACGAACTCGTCTTCTAACTGAACTCCCTGGTCTTCAAATCCAGGTCTTCGGTATATAGACCCACGAGTGTCTATGAAGACATCAGAAGCCGAGGCACACGACCTCAGGGCAATCTCCGGCTGAAGGCGAGTCCCCCTGTCCAAGACACCCATCCTGAAGTCAGGGTAGTTTAACCACGCCACCAGGACCTACTTTCAAGAATGTTCATGTCAGGGCGAAGCCTTTGTGTCTTCTCTTGTCCGTCCACGCCCTTCGCATCAGAGATCGCTCTGCGCGAGTCATCTGCAAGGACTACGATCTCTTGTGGAGTTTTGCCAAAGTTCCGTGCTACATAATGAGCGAAGGACAACCCTAAGGCATGGGTTGTTTTAGCCCCCAAGAGGTCAATCCCATTGTCTCCTGGATCAAAGATATACTCCAGGTTGATAGCCCCGGACTCGTCTGTCAGGAGGCACCGCTTATCTAATGTAGTCGCCAATGCGTTCGCATAATTTATCACTTCGATCTCAAAGGCATTTTGTAGGTGCGACTGAGTGGCGTTGTATCGTTCATGTCCATTTATACGCAGAACCCTCAAATAGTCCTCTGGCAGAGCGTAAGCGTATGACCACCGCCCTGGGGGGGTGACATCAACATCCAGATAATCCTGTAATCGAGAAAGGGCAACACTCTTCTTTGCCCCATTCCACGAGTAGTCCGCAAGGAACTGCATCCGGAACGAAGCCCAGACATTGTTCAGGATTGTGGCCTGGGGGCTGGTATCGTCCAAATCGCTAAGAGTCCCCACGCCCAGGGCGTTCAAGGTTGTATTGTAGATCTCTAAGAGAGCCAAGGCTTCCCTCTCCATTAGCAGGGAAGGAGGAGACCCACCCACTAATATACCTTTTCCGAGCATTTCGGATGTTAACACGATTGTCAAATGGAAAACAACAGCATCTGTGGCATTGGCAGAGTCCGCATAAACATACGATGCTGTTATGTCGTCTGCTCCAGACCCCCCGTCCTCAAATACCCGAGACGAGAAGTGGATTGGTTCATAATCGTCAATTGTCGAGCCTGAGGTGAGTATCGAGATCGACCTGCCAAGGTTTTGCGAGTCCCCGGAATCACCTCCGTCAAACGCCTCAAATGTCCACGCTACGGAGACATACTCTACATAAGTAAAGGTCGGCTCGGCTGTCGTTTCAATCCTATCGGCTTGGGGCCGAAGGTGGTTTGTTGGCTCATCGGCCTCGACAAACGCCTTCACGGTAGAAGCGTTAGAAAACTCCTTGAAGTCTATGGCGTGGGCAAGGACATCCTCTGTGAAGGTTGGAGTGTCCGCCGACCCGGCAAACTCCTTAAAGTCCCTAGTGTGGACCGTTGTACTTGGCGTATGAGTAAAGGTTCTGTCGTCTTGAGCACTTGCAGGGTCTGAAGGGCGGCTGGTATGAGTAAGTGCGTCCTCTGTGAATGTCTTAGTGCCTGAAGCGTTAGAAAACTCTTGGAAGTCTACGGTGTGGGCAAAGGTGTCTTCCGTGAATGTTCTAGGGTCTGACGAGTCTGCTGTGGCGGCGAAATCTCTGGCGTGGACTCCCGTAGTGGTGAAGGTCCGAATCTCTGAGGAATCTGCAAGGGCGGCGAAATCTCTCGTATGGGCAAGAGCGTCTTCTGTGAAGGTTCTAGGATCTGATGAGACTGCTGTGGCGGCGAAGTCCCTAGCGTGGACTCCCGTAGTGGTGAATGTTCTAGGGTCTGATGAGTCCGCTGTGGCAACGAAAGATCTGGTGTGGGTAAGTGCATCTTCTGTGAAGGTCTTAATACATGCGGCGTTAGAGAATTCTTTGAAGTCTACGGTGTGAGCCAGTGCGTCTTCTGTGAATGTCTTAATACATGCGGCGTTAGAGAAATCCTTAAAGTCTACAGTGTGAGCAAGTGCGTCTTCTGTGAAGGTTCTAGAGTCTGACGAATCTGCTGTGGCGGCAAAGGACCTCGTGTGGGAAAGAGCGTCCTCTGTGAATGTTCTAGGGTCTGAGGAATCTGCGGTGGCTGTGAAGTCTCTAGTGTGGACCCCGACCGAAGTAAAGGTTCTGGGATCTGACGAGTCTGCTGTGGCGGCAAAGGACCTCGTGTGGGAAAGAGCGTCCTCTGTGAATGTCCGGGGGGCTGATGAGTCCGCTGTGGCAACGAAAGATCTCGTGTGAGTAAGTGCGTCTTCTGTGAATGTCTTGGTGGCTGAGGAGTCTGCTGTGGCGGCAAAATCTCTAGCGTGAATCCCGACCGAAGTAAAGACTCGGGTGGAAGAGGCGTTAGAAAACTCTTTGAAGTCTACGGTGTGGGTAAGCGCGTCTTCTGTGAAGGTCTTAGCGCTTGAAGCGTTGAAAAACTCTTTGAAATCTACAGCATGGGCAAGTGCATCCTCTGTGAAAATCTTAGTGCTTGAAGCATCTGCGGTGGCAGCAAAATCTCTGGCGTGAGACCCGACTGATGTGAAAGTGCGGTCGCCCGCAGAGTCCGCTGTGGCGGCGAAAGATCTTGTGTGGGAAAGAGCGTCCTCTGTGAATGTCTTGGTGGCTGAAGCGTTGACGGTCGCAGTGAGGTCTCTGGTGTGGGCAAGTGCGTCCTCTACGAGGGTGAAATCCTCGGAAGCGGTTGAGCCGTCTGTGAACGGTCGGGTATGGACTCCAACCGAGGTGAAGGTGCGATCTCCCGAAGAATCCGCTGTGGCACCAAAAGATCTTGTGTGAGTAAGTGCGTCTTCTGTGAATGTCTTAGCGCTTGAAGCGTTGGAGAAGTCATTGAGGTCTACGGCGTGAGCAAAGGTGTCCTCTGTGAATGTCTTGGTGCTTGAGGCGTTAGAAAACTCTTTGAAGTCTGCGGTGTGGGCAAAAGTGTCTTCTGTGAAGGTCTTGGTGCTTGAGGAATTTGATGTGTCTTCAAAGGTTCTGGTCCAGGCATTGGTCCCCGCCGCTGGCTCTAGGACCAACCAGTGGCTGTAATTCATTATGTTGCCAGAAGCAGTATCGTCGGTCGAAAGGCTGTCCATTTCAGTGGCAGCAAACGAGGCAAAGTTGCGGGTGATCGCTACATGGGATTGGCCGCCACCATTAAGTTCCGGGCCGCTAAACAGGCTCGACCAATTTGTCACGGGCGGGTCTGGAGCATCCCAACCACCACCCCTATGGCATAATCCAACAGCCACTATTTGGTGTTCGCCAGTAATGTTCGCGGAATACCAAGTGGTGGACATCAAAGTTACTGTTGGCGGCCTCCAGGCCATGACGCTGGAACTTGTAGCACTGACACCCAACTCAGTCTCTGGCATCTGGTCGTCAATATAGTTAGTCATTGCGGCAGCACTGACATCGGCCCCACGGAACGCGTAAATTGCCGCATTGCAACGGTGGTTGTTTACAGAGTTATACTTTATGACCAGATTGCTGCCCGTGAGATCAGCGGCGGTAACGACGAAGAGGTATGCCCCTATGAAGCAACGCCTATTGCCTGCCCCTGTAGGGGTGTATTCGTGGGGGAAATCCGTCCCAGCAAGATCCCACCGAAAGGACGATAGGGTTTGCCTACTCGCCGTACCTGAAGTAATCCCCTTGCCAGTCCCCTCCATAGGGGTGCTGTCAGTCGTTCCAGTAGGATTTCTTTTGAGTCCATAAGTGACCAACACAAGGTCGCCCACTTGGCAGTCTAGATCGAGTTCAAAAGTTGCATCAGCAGATATACCCCCGGGAAATCCGCCAGTAAGGCCAGCCCTGCCAGTAACATTAGCAAGTGAGGGGGTTACAACTGATATAGCCATTAGTAACTCACCGTAAACTCAATAGTGACTTCACCAGCCTTATAGGCTTCCTTCACAAAAACATCGACTTGGCCGGATATCGTTGTGGTACTCACTGCGTAGTAACCGCTCCATGTGTCCGCCCCCAAGGAACTCAGGTCAGCATCTGCTGTAAGTGCTTGCGTCTTGGAAGAGCGGGGGTCTGATTGGTAGCCATAATGGGTGCTGGGCAGATAGGAGTTGCCGCTTGTTTGTAGCCCGTACTCCCAAGCAAGCCATGCCTCAACATCCTCACGATCTGTATCAGTCCAATCGTAATCAGAAATAAGCACCCGTGTTATGTTTGCTTGTTGGCCATTCCAAGAACTACCTTCTTGAGCATTACCAATAACTGAAGGGGAGAAGGTCCCGGAAAGGGCGGAAGCATCAATAATCTTGCCGCCACGCCGCCAACAACTAACACGATTATTCGACAACCTCACGGCGGTGTGTATGTCTTTGTTTTTGAAGTTCGTGCTACTGTTAGAGGCTGTTTGGATGACATTCCCTGACTCATCCTGCATCTTCATATTGCGGCTGCCCGCATTGCCGTACATTGATGCGTATGTCCCACTCCCCACATCGCTACCGACAAAGGGGCGGTTGCTGTTGTTGCCATTGTCAATAACCACGGCAATAGAAAACGGCTCCCCCGCAGCAAAGGACGGGACCGGAGCCCCTAGAACTACCCGTCTGTCCCCACCACCAGTCAGGAAATCTACCGTTGGCCCGCTAATGAAGTCACCATTGTCTACCCACTCCGGCTCGTTACCGACATCTGAGACATTACTGACCCCCGTAATAGAGTTCGGTATATCTACAAGGTCGTCTCCGTCAGTTAGTTCATTCACTAGATTAATAGGATTGAAGTCGTGCATGAGTTCAACCCCAGCGTACATACCGCTCTTGTCAGCGGAGCATTCTAGATTGAACTTGAAACTGCCACCAGAAGAGGACTTCTTGGCACGAACTCGATGTATGCTGACACCCGAAGCAAATAAAGTGCTCAGGGAAGGGCCTGTGAGAGCATCTGAACTAGAGCCGTCCAAAGTCCAAAGGAAGGTCTTTGTCGCCATCGAGCCTCCTTAGAAGGGGGACGGGAGCCCGAAAATCCGCCCCCCAAGAAGGAAACTGTGCTACTAAGTTGCAGTTATCGTGATCGTGTAGTCAATCGCAAGGGTGTCGTTTTGGTTCATGATCACTGGGGTCATGTCGCCATTACCAGCAGAAGCACTTGCCCGACCAGCAAGCAACTTGACGGTTGCCCCAGCAGTGCCACTACAATCGGCAATGAAAATAGCATCCACTGTCCGTTGCGTTGCCCCGAGGTTTTTCACCGTAATCGTTGCGATAGAGGTTGCCATTGCCGCCACATCGGAGGATGCAGCGTCGAAAATGTCCACGGGGTCAGTCCCAGGGTCACCACCAGCAGACGACTTGAAGAACATCGAAACCGAGGAATCTGGAGTGCTTGTTGTTCCATTCCCAAGAGCCGTATTTGTCCAAGGACCAATCACATCCCCTGTAGTACCTACTGGAGTAGCGGTTTGGGTATAGGTCCCTACTAACGCATCAATCCCGGCGGTGATTGCAGTGTCCACGCCAGAGAGCCAAATCCCACAGTTCGTGTTTCCGGCAGTTGCCGCAGGGAACCCCGTGACTCCCGGGTTGAGGCCGGAGTGCAAGCATGCCAAACCGTCCCGGGTAAGAAAGTTCTTGCCGCTGTGGTCGGTCTCTTCTCCAGTTTTTGCCGAAGTGTGGGTAACGGTAAACCAACCCGACACCTTAAGGTCGGACTCAGCGTCAGAAGATCGTCCGACCCGTAAAGCCATGTCGTCTGACGACCCGGCGTGTTGTCCATTCATTTTATTGCTCCGTAACCTTAAAAGTGTTGTGCATGAACAGGATTGTGTCCCCATTGTTCACAAGCCTTGGCTCTACTAAATCTCGCCAATAGAGAAGACTCCCCCCGCTACTGTCTGTGTATATTCCCACCGCGACAATGGTCACGCTACCCGAAAGGCCTGCGATCGTTGGCCATTCAATCTTGCCCACATTCCTGACCTGAGCCCCGTCAGTCGTGGTCTCGGTTGGAAGCCAGTAGGGTTGAGTGGCACCATCTGAACTTACCATAATCCTGGCAGTTGTAGGTGACCACTCAACACTAGCAGCAACCCCGCCCGGTGAGTCCGAAGTCGGGGCCGTAGTAAAGAGAGTTGCATAGGTCTGAGTGTAGGTGGCGGGTGAGTCCCCCCGCAGCACCTTTAACATCTCAGTCGATAAGTAACTCGTCTTACCACTCATTAGTTGGAGGCCACAACTTGATCCGTGTCGGAACAAGCAATGCGAACAACCTTCGCACCGTCAAGACGCACAGCGCCGGAATGCATGTAAGACGCAACCTGCATGGTGTGGCCCTTTTCGGGGAGGATGTCCACCTTGGTCTCCACGCCACTGCTCCCGTAGTACAGGGTGTCCGGCATGAACACATAGGCATATTGCCCGTCAGCGATCACTTCGACGCTCGCGCCTCCAATGAGGTCAACATTCGTATTAGCCAAAGTCGGAATGCTGTTCGTCACCACAATGTCCATGCCCAGGAACTGACTGATCTCGCCAGTCACCAACGGCTTCACGGCATTGTAGTCAGCATTGACGACCGAATCTTCGTTCGCCAACAACTGGTGCAACTGCTGTGGGTGCATGACGCAAATCGGCTTTGAGCCTGAGTACATGGCATTGCTGGCATGGAGAGCCCTGCGAGCCTCGATGAGTTTTTTGACCGTGAGGCCCAGGCCAGACAAGATGTCGCCGGACGCCAATGTGGGAGACTCAGAGGCCCCTGTTGTGCGCATGTCGTAGGTAGCACCAGTCGAAATATCATACCCTTTAGCACCAAACGCGAGGGCCACATCAGTTCCGCCGTCATTGGCGAAAGTGGTGGCTGATCCAGTCTGTTGACCGTCATCATTGTTCATAACGGTGACATTGGAGTCGAGCGCACCCAGAATCACAGCGTCCTTGCGGATGTTGAACGAAGCAAGAACGGCTGTGAGGAACTGACCTGTCGGATCAAACTTGCGGTTGAGTGCAGCCTTGTCCCGTGGGTCCACATAGAACATGTAATCGAAGAACGCTGGCAGCATTTGACGCTGCTCCGTGGGGATCCCAGCCTCTTTGAGGAGCGCAAAGCGAGCCCTGTCCTTTCTCAAACCTTCAGTAGTCAAGGTGCCAAAAGTGCCCGCGGTGTCAGCGGCGATTTGGGCCGCCGTTGTGGTGATCGGCTTGAGCGCATCAATCAGAATGGGGTTGCCGTCAATGTCCTCACGGCCAACCAAACGCTCCAGATCGGATTCCGTTTGCATTGCCTTGAGGTAGAGAGTGTCAATGAACTTTTGGGCAATCCAACGGGCATAACCATGCTCCGCCGCGCCAGCCACTGGAGGTAAAGCACCAGTTATAGGCCAGCCGCCATAGGTTCCACTTGCCATAAGGGAACTCCTTGTCCTAAAAAGAAACTACTTACGCGCCAGAGCAGCGGTTGCAGTTGTCCCTCTCAGGGCTGCGGAGTAGGGCTCCGTATAGGCTCGGCGCTAACAGGGCCAATACAGAGTTGTCCTACCCGTATTCTTCACAACACCAGTAAACAGGCAAGGGGGTTGTCGAAAATCCTGAAAATATTTTTGCATGGGGACCTATGATCGTGGGCCCTCCCCCGCGGGGGGGCCGGGGGGCCTGGGGGCCTGGTCGATCTCCTCGCGATACTCCAGATGCAATCGGTGGATCCCCTAGGGGTGATCCGATGGTGCTCGCGGAGTCTCCGAAAAATCAGGGTCAATCTTCAAAATAGGGTATTGACACCCCGACCAGGGTCCAGTAACTTTGATTGTGTTGGCAATGGTGCCAACCGATTGACAGGAGTTTTGCTATGAGACTGAGCGCGGAACAAGTTGACATGATCTGTACGATCATTCGGGAAGCATTGGAAACCAATGCTGGCGGACCGGAGGAGACATGCCAGAATCAGGAATGTCTGGACTCTCGCAGTGAGATCGAAGGCATGGCCATCGTGGTAGCCAAAGCATTAGAACGGTTGACCGGGATCGACTACTCCGATGCTACCAGCGCAGCAGACGCCGCGCAGGAGAGTGCAGCAGACGCATCCACCGCTGTGGATGGGATCGAATCCGAAATTGACGAGGTCGGAGCGCAGTTGACCAAAGTGGAAGGTGTACTCGACCGACTGCTGCGCTCGTAACGAGACAATAGGATGCGCTGGCGGCAATGGTGCCGCCAGCGCGACAGACTCGAAAAGAACAGGACATAAAATGTCACGAGACCCCATTACCACGATCTGGACCAACATGACCAGCGCGCAACAGGAGCGATGGAAGCGATACTCGCTCGAAGTGGTCAACTGCACGCGTGAGGCCATGAGTCTTGAATTCATGATTGCAGTGCAGAACGACGAAGACATGCCAGCAGCAGATCGTCCGGGTTTGGAACCTGTCACGGGTAACGACATGCAGAATGCTGTCGAGACTCAACTCAATGAAGACATCGACCGACTGGTGAACCGTCTGCGGTTGTACTCTCCGGTCTTCAGAGACTTCAACAGGAAGCAAATCGACGACATGATCCAAAACCACGTCGACAACTAGGCCGACTCCTGTCCGCGAAGGGTCGCCATGCTCCGACATGGCGGCCCACTTTTTTTTGCCCAATAAGGGGCTATCACCCTGATGGCTTGGCCCCCCCGGCCTCGCGGCGGGCCGGGCAGGTCCGACCTCGGCGCCCGATCCGGGGCCTCTCTCTCTCTCTCTGTCCCATTCTCCGATCAATATCAGTCTCCGAATGGCGCCACATTTTCTCTTAGATAAACCCGGGACAGGCCTAGACAGGGCCGTCAGGTCCTGTACCATTGAGGCAGGTTGACAATCCCGTCAACCCAACACAGGAAAGGCGGCTACCATGTCGCACGGTATTGAATCACACGGAGATGCGTTCTTTACGCATACTCCAGCATGGCACAAGATTGGGACGGTGCTCGACGCGCCCCCCACGATTGAAGAAGGGATCCGACTGGCGGGCCTGGATTGGGAACCCGTTACTGTCCCCATGTGCGCTGACTTGGGGAGCGCGCCGGACAACAGCACGGTCCAGGTTGCGCCTGACGGTTCAGAGTGGATCTTCGGTGTGGACGGGACACCTGTCCCCGTTAACGAATCACTGGACAAGAACGCCAAACTCCGCGCGGCCCTGGAGCGCGCGGCGATCGGTGTCGAAGGTGTGAAGTTTGACGGCCGTTACCTGGACGCGGAGAGTCAGCAGATTCTCCGGTCGGACAACGGCAGGCGCCTGGGAGTTGTCGGGAGTGAGTACACGCCACTGTCGAATGCGGCCGCGTTCAACTTCTTTCAACCGTTTCTGGACGAGGGAGTCGCGCACCTGGAGGCAGCCGGGGCGATCCACGGAGGCAAGCGCGTGTGGATCCTGGCCAAGGCCAGCGGGTCCGGCGAGGTTCAACAGGACGACACCGTTGAACAACACCTCCTCCTGACCACCTCACATGACGGGAGCGCGGCGGTGCGGATTCTCCCCACGGGTATCCGCGTGGTTTGCCAAAACACTCTCACCATGGCGACCAACGCGGGTAAGGCGCGTGGCCTGTCCATGAAGCACACCTCAGGCGTCAACAGTCGCCTGGATCAAGCGCGTGCCCTGATCAAGGCCAGCACGGAGGGATTCACGGAGAACCTCGCGGCGTGGCAAGCCATGCAAGAAACTGGCATGAACCTGGACGGCATGATCAAGATGGCACAGGCGGTATTCCAACTGCCTGACCTGGACCCGGACAAGTACGGGCAGCCCAAGTACCAGCGCATCGTTGACTCCTGTGTTGAGGCGTGGCGCAACGGGCGCGGCGTCCAGGTGCACGGAGGAGAAGGCACCGTGTGGCGCGGACTGAACGCCATCACGGAGGTCCTGGACCACACGCGCGAGTGTCAGTCGGAAGAGTCGCGGTTCAACTCGGCACAGTTTGGAGACTCGGCCCAGGACCGGGCCCGCGCTGACAAGATCGGCCGCCAGTTGGTTGCTGATGTCGCGAGTTGGAAACTCGGCAACTGCTAACCGGAACACGGTTGGCGCGGCGTCCGGGGGTTCTCCCCGGGCGCCATTTTTTTTATGAAAAAATAACAGTGACTCGCCTTGCTCGCCTCGCCCACTTAGGGGCTATCACCCCCTCTGGGCCGGGTCCGCGCGGTCTCGCCGCCTCGTTCTTCTCCGTGTTCTCCACCCCCCCTCTTCTCTCTCTCTCTCTCTCCCTCTTTCCTGTGCACGGCGCGCCCACCCCTCTGCGAGAACGCGTCCTGGCTCTTCCCACGGTTGCGCGGCCCCTGAGGTACGCACGGTCTCGCCGCCCCGCCCGCCCCCCCACCCCGCGGCC